GTGCCTGACTACGAATCAGTAGGTTGGGGGTTCGAGCCCCTCATGGCGCACCATAAGACAAAAGCCTTGAAAATGCTGTATTTTAGCACTTCCCAAGGCTTTTTTTTATTTTTATTTTTTTCTTTATTTTATTTGAAATATAGTCCTAAACGCCCCCAAATACCCCCTTATGTGCGTTACCCCATGTGTCACCTTATGCGTCGCCATGTCTAAAGAATAAAAAAAGAGCTTTCGCTCTCTTTTCATTCTTTATGAACATTATGACTTGGATCTATTTTATATATGACAAAGTACCCATCATTATTAAAATATCCATGTACCCTGAACGGGTTTCTATCTTTTCCGTAATGAACAACTTCTCTTTCTATCCCACCAATTTTCTGCATACATTTTTTGTTACCTTTTGTTCTTAAAAATAGATTATCAGTCTCAGAAATGGTTAATTGTTTATATACCGTTTGATCTAGAAACCTTTGAAATGTCTTTATGTGGTTTTCTTTAAGTTTAGAAAAACAATATTTTTTATCTATATTGTCCTCTAATGCAACTTTAAAAACAACCTCTGCTTTTATGAGTCTCTTTGCTTGTAGTTTATCAGGAGCCGTCTTGTCCGTAAGTTTACGACCCATTATTCACCCTGACCCCCTGAGTAAATTCCCAAGTAAAAATCTCTCATAGTCTTTTTGCTTATTTCTTTTGCACAAGGTTCATATTCACCACAACCTTGCCTTGCTTCCCTCCATGGTTTTTCTAGATGTGTTAGTGCTTCTAGTTCGTTTGCACTCTTGTCTCCATATGTTAGCCATACAGATTCAAGTAGCTCTTCCTCAACATCACTCAATTCAACTGTCTCGCTTGCTTTTGGGATGTTCGTCCATCCATATTTCTTATATCTGTTGTATAAGGTTTTATTCACTGGACCATGAACCCATGCCTCGAATCGACAATTTTTTATCATATCTCTTTTTAGAAGAGCTTGCCCCCACGCAAAATAATAGTAAACCAGCTTTTGCAGTTTCTTGGGCGTCATCGCTTCCTTGGTTAAAAACCAATTTGCTATGTCAAAAACTGACCTATCCATAACATTTACCTCCTAATGTATATCTATAATATACCACAAAATCATCTTTTTTGACATTTTTTGCGATATTTTTATGCATTTTTGTATTAAAAAGTTTACAAAACGCAATATGCTTATTTCAAAAAATAAAAAAAGAGGGCAAACGCCCTCTTAAATTAGCCTAGTAGTATTCTGTTCACTTCAGACTGAACTGCGCTATAGTCATATCCAGCATTAGTGAGTCTAGCCACTCTGTCATCGCCCACTCCCCAATCGCCACGGATTACTTCATAAGCAACATCTGTCACACTGTATGATGGTGTAGGTGTAGGTGCTGATGTTGTACCTAGCACTCTCTCGTTGACTGCGTTCTGTACTGCAGTATAGTCGTATCCAGCATTAGCAAGTGCTTGCTCCCTTGCATCACCATTTCCCCACAAGCCTTGTAGGACTTCTTTCGCTAGTTCGTCAATGCTCTTTGATGTTGCTGAAGGTGTAGGTCTAGTTTCTGTAACTGTCTGTACATTCTCTCCGTTTGAGCTCTCAGCTAGTGCCTTGATGTATTCTAGCTTAGAATAGTATCTGCCAGGACAAGCAGTAGCGACAATATCCTTGTGTCCGATAATAGGTAGTTTGCCGTATACTTTCCATATCTCAGCGATTAACTCAGCTAGAGTTCTGAGGTCACCAGCAGTCATCTCGGGTCTACACTCAATACCGATTGATACTAGATTGTAGTCCCAATTACCAGCGTGCCACGCTGTGTCCTCAGGGTCAACAATACAAGCCACTCTGCCATCTTCTAATACATAGTGTGCTGATGAGCCACCACCATTTCTACAAAGCCAATTTACAACGCCCATAAAGGACTGTCCGTCAGCTCCCCAATGATGTACTACGATGTACTTTGGTGTGTTTCCATTTCGGCCCTCTGTGTAGTTAGGGCTGCTATATTGTGTAATAAATTCAAATGCCATAATTCTTCTCCTTATTTATTTGTTATCTTTGTTGAACTTTGCTGTAGAAATACCTAACAAAGTACCCATGAATACTGTTAGAACTGAGATTGTTCCAACAACCTGCTCGCCGTATGGTAAGCCCCAAATCTGAGATAGACCGAAATAAGCTGCGCTTGTAGCTGGCAATGCAATTAGTGTTGCCCACTTTAATACATTGTAAGTTTCGTTTTTAAGTTTCATAAGATTACCTCCTAAAATAAATTAAAAAGGCAGCATTTCGCTGCCGATTGACCAATTATTCAATATTGCAATTATCTTTGAGTGGGAGCTGCTTTACCTCGTTAATCACTTTTTCCGCCGTGCCATTGCCTCCTAAATTCTTGTACGGGATATACAGGTAGTCAACAAGGTTTTCATACTCATCTCTTGTGATGCACCCTCGCTTGATGTAGTACTCTCCTAAATAGCAAATTCTGTCATGCCCCAAGCCTCTCATCATTAGAGCGTAGTCACTCTTTCTTTCCATGTATCGCTGCACTAGCATACTAATGAAACTCCATAGTCCCGTGCTTGCGAAAACAGCGAGTATAATTGCTCTTTCCATACCTAACTCCTTTACTTTTCCTTTTCGATTAGTTCCCAATCACTCTTCTCTGGATTTGATACATTTTTGTCTTTGAGTGATTTGTATAGTTTATTGTAATAGATTACCACGTCGCCTTTCTTATATGTTTTGTCTGCTGCCCAATATGATGCACTTTTCCACCAATTATCATAGTCGGTCGAATTTCCAAGTTCTACTTCTGTCCATAATTCTCCATCGTTGATTGGTATATTCTCATAAGTCGAGTTGTGTTCCTTTCTCGACAAATAAAGTTTGTCGTTGTATGTTACATAATGCCCTAGTGGATAATAAGAACACACTTGCCATCTCTCCACCATTGACACTACAGCTTTTTTATTTTTCTCTAACTTTAGCAGTGAATTAATTAATCGATTGAGCGATTCCAGTCTTTGTTCTTCGAGATTCTTTGTCGTTTCTACCGTCTTTATGATGTTCGTCAAATCCCTTTCTTCAAAAGTTCCAAATACAATCTTCCCATCCTCTCTTGTCGCTGTAAATTTGTATTCTTCCCTATCTGTCTTGTTAATATTGAGTGCTTTCATTTATCTATACCTCCCATCAATTTTTATAAATGGCAATTCGGCAGGCACCTGGTTCGCGGCCCATGCGGGCGTCGGCATCAACAATACAACTTGCAATACTTTTGTATTTGTTGATGACCCACATGTGTACACACCTCCGTTGCAATGGCCCGATACCTGTACATTGCTAATCGTTTTAAAAAGGTTGTCGGGTAGAGATAAGTTCCCAATCCATCTCCACCAACAAGAATTCCACTGTACCATAGCAATTGGCGTTATTTGTCTTATTTGACACGATGCTTGACACGATCCATCGCTATATCTCACCACATCAAACTGTCCTTCTTTTGTTTTTTGTATAGGTATGCAAAATCCTAACTTGCCAAGAATCTTCCCAAGGCCCACTAGTCCAAGTGATATTCCTGTAAGGTTTCTCATGCTTGCCAACTCATCTGCTTTTAAATCGTATCTAATGCCTCTGCAGTTAAGTCCCTCTTCAGTCGCCTCATCAAAAAATGTTACTCCGTCTCCTCCTGGATATCTCGAAATAACAATTTTCCCCGTAAACATTGATGTTGTGCTTTTCGCGTGTGCATCGAATAGCTCCGCTGCAATTTCATATGTTAGTGTTGGATCAAAGCCACTTATGACTGTACTTGTATCAAATTCGTATGAATTGATTTGAACATTTTTACTTGAGAAACTCTGCGATGTTTGTTTGCGCCATTTGACATTAAGTACGCGCAAATTAGTGTTGTTTACTGATGCGATATTTCCCGATGTGGTTATCTTTATGAATGTGCCTGATGGATCGAGTCGTCCATTTACATCGCAAAACGCAAATGTTAGGCTCTTTATTTGTGGCTCGTGATAAGGTACGACATTATAAGTGTGGATGTATTCGGTTGTCCTCCCTCTGCTGTCTGTGACTATCGTTTTTGATTTTATTTGTCCTTCTGCTTTGATTGGATTAAAAACAACTTCATCCCCATCATAGCTTGCCTCTTCAAAAGTCGTCTTTATGGATTTTATCGTTGAGCCATAAATCCCTTTTGCATTGATGTTTATCTTCGGCCGTGAAATGCTTTGAACCCATAGTCCATGAAACTCTCCAGGCAGTGAAGAATTTCCCTCTGTGATAGTTTTTGATTCGATTGTCGGCACAACACTAGTAGGCACCTTTATGGTGTATGTTTTAATCTCGTCCCATATCTTTGTTTCGCCTGCATATGTCTCCAAACTTACAGTCAAAGTGGTTTGTCCTTCGCTTGGTATTTTGGAGCATAGTTCTATTGGCACTTTAAATGAACATTGATTAATAAGACCCGTGTCAACTAAAACCCATCGATGTTCCTTTTCCGTTAGAATATGCCAATATACTCTGTGAGTGAATGTGTCCGATGCAGGCGTCCACTTTATTTTGAATGTTTCTCCAAATTCGCTCCCCGATATGCTTTCCGTCTTGCTCCCTCGTGGAATTGTCGACAATGTGAGCCCATTACTAGCTGTAAGCCATCCGACAAATGATGGTTTTGCATCAAAGCTCGCATATGCACTCACTGTCTTTGTTCCATCGCTGTTGTGTGGCACTGTAACTGTTGTGGCATATAGTACCTGACTTGATCCGTTTATATAATACGACGATGTGAATGGATGTGATTCTCCATTAATGACTAGTGTACCACTACATCCACCGTTCCATTGCGCCCAAGCACCTGGACTCGCAGTAATTACTACTGAAGCTGTCACCCTTGAATAGTTGCCTGCTATGTTTTGTGATTCTTGTTGTAAGCCGATTGATAAGTAATATTGCGCCATATTAACCCCCTATCCAAACATCGTTCAGTGTATTACCAACAGTTTTACCTTGCTTGTTTCTTATTTCAGACCCTAGCCTAGTCGCCCATTGTGATCCATATCGCATCTGACCTGACACAGCCACATTACGAACCTCGAGAAAGTCATTCGTGAATTGAGCTACTACCTGCCCTTTATACATGAACTTCAGTGCGTCATTTGTATATAGCGTTGTTACTTCAGAATCGACCTTTCCTATTTCTAGTCCTCTAACGCTAGTTCTGAGCCATAGTTGTTGATTTGACATATAGCCACCAATTTCATCAAGTCCCTTTTGTATCTCGTTGTATGTTAGCGTGAGATTGTCTGCTTGCACCTGCAGTTTGCTTTGGACTTCCTCTCTAAAGTTTCCAAAATCCGTATTTGATACCCTGCTCTTTATAGCCTCTGCTATAAGTCCCTCTGCAGTGGTTTGTAATTGCAATAGCTGACTATTCATCTGTTCGATTATCATCTCTCTGTTGCTTATTATTTGCCCTTCCACATCTTCAGGCGCAGGTGTCCAATCGGTATATAGAGTGCCTCGCTCAACTTTAGTCTTTGTCCCCTCTATATATGTGCTATATGTCTTTATATATGCATCGTTTTCTTTTGCCTCAAATATGTTTGATGTCTGCACCGCAACATTGTCTGTTCCATCTTGTAAACTTTCGAATCGTAAAAATTCTTTGTTCTTGTTATATACTGCTATTTTTAACCAATGGTTAAACTGTTGCACTTGTCCAGGCTTTGGAATCCACTGCTGTATTGCAGTAGTGGATTTTACCTCGATGAAATCACTCACCATTGTGTTTGCCTCTGCAGATGGACTCACCGATCCGTCTTCGTTAAGAACTCCTCTTGTTGTTGCCTTTTCTATATAGAGATTTCTTGCGCCCGTCTTGACTGCCTTTTTTACTTCTTGCTCTATGCTGTCTGTTAGCGCCTTTCCAAAATTGATGACTAGCTTTCCATCTCTTACTGTGAGTACTTCTTTCCCTCCGTCGACGATTCTTATTCTCTGTAGGTCTATGTCGCCCGCAGTAATGTGTTTTGCGTTCAGCTCGATTATATTTGCTATTGCAGATGAGAGCTTTTTAGTTAGCACCTCATCTGTGCTAATCCTATTTACTATTTGTTTTACATCCGCAGTGTCCGCCTTCTTAATCCACTGACCACCTTGGTGCTCCCATAGTTCTACATAACCCCCTGCAGGTTTGAACCAAATATCGCCATCTTTCGGATTTGTTGGTGTTTCTGTATCCATAAACATCAACCCTTGTGATGTGGCGAGTTCCTCTATATATTCAATTTTTCGTTGCAGTTTGCTCTTGTATTGATATGATGACCGCGATTGTGTTTTACCCTCTGCACTGCAGTGGGAACTTAGTCCTCCATCAAATGTTAGCGTCTGCGATACGATTGGGATGTCTATTTCTATATTTGCTCCCCATACTGCTGTGATCCAATCTCCTACTTCTAAAGCAGGATCGCCTCTCCATTCAAGTGTGTATGGATAGTAGTTTAAATCTCGACATTGATTGTACACTCGATCTAGTATTGATTGTGGCATCCATGGATTTGTAAGTTTGAGTTCAGTTCCATCTATGCTTCCTGCAGTGATAACCTTCTTCTCATCTTCAAGTTTATTTTCAATTCCTCTAAATCTATATAAAATCTCGCCTCGTACTAATCCTGATGGCTTGTACATGTCCTTTGTGATATGCTTTCCGCTTTGCCTTAGTTTTATAAAATCAAGTTTGCCCTCACGATCAAAGATTGCAAAAGCACCATTGAGCTGTGCTATATAAACAATTGCCTCTCTGTAGCTGCACTTTTTAGGCATATCCTTTATAACATCATCGATGATTGTCAATCCATCCACTGTGTGAATTCCTGTCGCTAGTACAATCTCTTGCAAGATTGCTCGTGCCGATGTTGGCATTTGCAATGCTGATTCATAGTTGCCACCAAGCCTGCAGAACTCGTTTTCAAGTTTTATTTCAGTATAGTTTGAGTTTCTGTCGAGTTTTACATCAACGACAAAAAACGAGCCTAATTTAATCGGCTCGTAACTCTCGTCGTCCTTTCTTACAGAAATAACCAAAGTGCTCGGCATCATCTCCTGCAGTCCTTCGATTATCCTTTTTATTTTTACTGTTAGTCCTGCTATATAGCCACCACCAAGAGGGAGCTGTTTATCGCCACCCAATCCCTCTTCAAGTGTGAAACTAACTATGTCTTTCTTTGTGTAGGCTTGTCCGTTAAGGAGTAGTTCGCAATCAAACATCCTGCTTGTGTTGTCTATCGCTGTTTTATAAGCTGCACTCGTACTGATCATAATTGCTCCTTACTGCTGTATCAAAGACACTGACGTGCTCTTGTAATAGGTCACTCCATCGCTTAGTGTCCCGAGTAAGTTGTATTGTAATGTGCCACGATACACAGTCAGTGTCTCTCCTAGAATCACACATGGATAAAATGTTCCTGATAGTGCGTTTTTTATTTGATTTAATTCTGCTTGAGTCAGTACCCCCCAATTGATTGAGAGGTTTCGTTTTGCTGCAATGATATCCCCTGCCATTATTCCGCTTGCACTACGACCCGTGCTTGACGACCATATGATCTCGTCTGCTGCCGTTATCTCCACGGGTGATGCAAGTCTTATTCCATTTATTGTAATCTCGTTCATTCTGTCCCTCCTAAACAATAAGCGGACATTCGCCCGTGTTGACTGTGATGCTGTTGATCATTTCCACGATTTCCTTTGTCACCTTTCGTCCGTCGAGCGTTAGGTTCAGCGACATTACTGCCTTAAGCAACTGATTAAGCAGTTGTACCACTTCACGATTGTCTCCGCCTTGCGAAAGTGCGGCCGCCTGCTTTGCCATTTCGAGCAGTTTATTTTCAGGCGCTACAATTTCTCCGTAGTGCATATTGTCACCAATCATTGCAAGTTGTGGTGTGTTTGCTTTTACATAGCCACCCTGAGCAAGCCTTGGCAAACTTACTGTGCTAAATCCACCAATTCTCACTCCTGGCAGTTTGTTGATTACTCTAATCGCTCCATTGAGTAATCCTATGCCTCGATTAATTGTTCCTTCCACAGTTGCTAGTACACCATTGATGACCAATCTTACTGCTCCACCGATTGCATTTCCGACCATTGTTCCGACATGGGTAAATGTGGATTTGATTGTATTCCATATGCCACTGAAGAATCCCGCAATTCCACTGAAAGCATTCTTCACCGCTTCGTATGCAGTGTTAAATATGTTTTTGAACCATTCAGGTACAATTGCAAATACATTCTTAATTGCTGTCCATTTATCACTGAACCAGGTCCCAATCGTTTCAAATGCTGCATTGATATGATCTCTTGCTGCATCAAATATGGTCTTAAAGAATAAAATCACGGGTGTGAATATGACCTTAATTTCTGCCCAAATCTTCATGAAAAGACCTAAGATGAATTCTTTGAAACCCTCCAACATTTGCTTTATTCCATCAAAGCATTTCTGCCAGTCACCCGAGAAAACTCCCGTTAAAAATTCGATGACGCCTCTTAGTATGTCAATTGCACCCTTGAACATCTGTGCGGCTGCCGAAAAGAAACTCTTTAAGTGACCCCACCATGTGTCAACGAGGGCTGCAACAATTGGCCCAAAGACCTCAATAAGCCATGATAAGACGGGTTGCAATGTTGTCTCCCAAAATACCTTTATTAATTCTGCCACATCACCAATTAGATGTGCAAAACTCTGCAGTGCTGGCGAAACATAGTTTGTCCACATCTCAGCAAAGCCACTTCCGATTTTTGAAACTACAGGTCCTATATACTTATCCCATACATCCGACACTTTGCTCACTAGCTTTGTGAGTCCACTTTCGATTGATTGCCACATAGGTCCAATCTTCTCGTCGTATACTTTTCTTATAGTATCCCATAGATTAGTCATTGACTTTGCAATGCTATCTGCTGCATTACCAAGCGCACCAAAAATATCCTCAAAGATTTTTTTGAACCTTTCCTTGTTCTTTGCGAATGGCTCAATAACCGCTGATGCGATGTCAGAACCAATCTTTGTCATTATTTCTTTGGATGCAAGCCAGCTATTTGCAAATATTTCCACGATGGCCGATGTCAGCTTCACAGCACCTTCCGACTTTAATGCTTCCGCTACCGTTGCCATCAACTCGGCCGCGTCACCTGCAACATCAACTAGCTTTGTTGCACCTCTGAACCATCCCGCTATGCTTTCTTTTATGAAATCTGAGTTTCCCTCAAAATAGCGAGCTACAGCGCCAGTTATATTCTCTGCGATTGAAATGCCTATCGATGCAGCAGAGCCAACAATCCTTCCTAGACTGAATGCCGTGTGTCTTGCAAATGTATCTGCTGCACTAATAACCTCTTTGCTCGTAAAAATGTCTATGATTGCTTGTTTGATATTCTCTATGTTTGCATATGTCTTTGCGAGGCTATTACCATTCAATCCCACTTCAAATCCATCTGCAAACGCATCTTTTATTCTGTTCAGATAGTCAAGGACCCTCTGCAGTCCCTTGCTATATTCTGACAATCCGTCGCCCTCGGCAAGTTTCCCCATGTCGACATCTGCACCTTGTGGATTTGTGCTGCCTCCTCCACCACTGCCTCCTGAACCACCCGATCCACCGCCACCACCTGAACTATCTGCAAGGTCGTCTAGCTTGTTGATTTTATCAAATCCCATGAGTGCTTTCATTTCTTTGGCCGCATTCTTTATTGAGGATCCTGCTCCATCTGCTGCTTTGCCAAGGCTATCTGCTCCACCTGCTGCGCTCTCAAGCCCACTGCTTGCGCTGTCCGCGTCTTTTGCTACTTGCCCTATTCCTGAGCCCTTTGTTGATTTTTTCTTCGTAATAAGTTCTGTAAAGGCCTTAAATGCGTTTCCAAGCGTCATCAGTTTGCTCAACAATACATTAATCCACCTCAAAATAGGAGAGAATATATTAATAAGACCCTGACCTACACTTGCCATGAATGATTCCATTTGAAGTTTTAATATTCTCACCTGGTTCGCCCATCCATCCGATGTGCGTGCAAAGTCTCCCGATGCAAGCGATAATTGATCCATTACAAATCTATATCTTAATGCCACCTTCTCTTGCTCTGTCATAGCTGCAGTAGTCTTGCCAAATCCGTTGGCCATTGCGTATTGATCTAGAGCACTTTGGGTCATCACTACACCAAGTTCCTTTAGTGTTTCTGTTTCACCAGTGAACACGGATTTGAGCTTTGTGTATGCCTCGTCCTGACTTATGTTGTAGAACGATGCCACATCGCCTGCAAGACCCGTTAAAGCAGTTGACATCTCGTATGCTTCCTTTTGCCCAAATCCGAATGCCTTGCTCATCGCTCCAAATGTACCGATGTACTTCTTCGCCATTGTTTCCGACAAGCCATACGATGTTGCAGCCTTCTGCGCGAAGTCATCTATTTGTTTTGACATCGCGGGAAATGCCACCTCAACTACATTTTGTACTTCTGCTAAATCTGATCCAAGCTGTATTGCTTTCTTGTTAAAATCAATCAGCTTTTTGACAGCAAAAGCACTCGCAATCAAAGTTCCCGCTTTCTTGGCAAGACCCGTCACTGACGACAAATCGCGTTCAAATCCTTTTTTGTCAAGTTTCAAACCTAACGCTATATCTCCGACCTTATGCATTAATCTGCTCTCCCTTCGCTTTTTACTTTGCCATCTCTACAAACGCGCTCTTTATAGTTTCAAGAACTGCCATTAGTTCGTCATCTGTCTTTGATTGAGCAAGCCTACTTCTCCACTCATTTCGTATTCTGTGCTGCCCTGGCGAAAAATGTTCGAGCATTTGAGGGTCTTCCTCCGCTCGTATTTGCACTATACGACCAAGTGGCGTTTCGGCCGACAATCCCGCAAGTAGTGCTTTAAATTCAGGCCATTTCATTCTTTTGAATTCCTCACTATATAGAGATAGTCCATACTGCGTTCGCATGGAGGAAATGATAAGGTCGAAGTCCTCTATTAAATCATAGTATGGATCGTCTACTCCCCCACTGTATCGTTTGCTCCTACCACACTGTCCATTGCTGTTTCAATTAATGCTGTGAAATCTTTGAATTTGAGTTTTAGCTTATCGATTTTCTTTCTGTCTTCCAAGCTAAAAAGTAACTCGTACATTTCAGGAATTGACTCCTTTTCAGGTTTGCCTGATGCTTGCATGATTTTCAACACCGTGCTTGCATCTGCATTAACTTCTATCTCAACGCTTTTTATTTTGATTCTTGGATTTTCATCAAAGTTTAGTTTTTCCGTAATATCAATAATTTTAGCCATCGTATTCGTCCTCCTCGTCCTCTTCAACTATAATCGGCATCCCTGCTCTATTATTCTCACTAGCAAGTTCATCGATTCGTTTTTCGCTCATCTTTGATGTATCTACTACATCCCCTGCCACATATTCGTGGCCCGTCTCTGCATCTATAAATGTAATCAATGCTGTATATCTCATTTTTACCTCGTTTCAAAAACGCATAAAAAAGAGGGCTTTCGCCCTCTTCAGTATTCCCCTGCTATACTGCAGGGACAACAATCGGTTTGCCATTTGACATTGCATCAAACGAAAGCGGTGCAACGCTTGTGCTGTCGCCTGCTCCGAATTCCTTGATATTGAGCACTGCTCCAAGGAATACCACTTTTGTGCCATCAGGGAATGTCCACTGAAAGTCTGCCTCTGCATCTCTTCCGCTCTTAAATGCAAGACCACCAACATAGTCGTTCCCTGCATCTCCAACATTTCTCTTGCCACTTACAGAGATAGTCACGCTCTTTGCTGTCATCAATCGCCTTGCCCATCCCTCCTGGTCAAAAGGTTTCCATTCCTCGACACCATTATCAAACGACACGGAGAAACTTTCCATGTCTGCAATCTGTACAAATGTACCACCAGTCACACTCTTTCCATCTGTGCCTGCCTTTGCCGCTGCACCAGTGTTCACCTGGAATTGGTTCTCATATACTGGATATACTCCCGTTTTCTTTGCCATTACTCTTCCTCTCTTTCTTTGAGCTCGTAATATAAATTCATTTCTATGACACGCTCATAGATTCCGTTGTCATCTGTTCCAACATCAATCGGCTCGTTCTGTAGCAATTCAATCACATTGATTCTGTGCTTGCCAATCACTACCTCGCTTTTACTTTGCTCCATGATTTGATTGTACAAGTACATTGCTCTCTTCTCTGTCTCCACAGCATTGTTGTTGTGGTGCAGTAGTATGCTGATTGATTTTACCTCAAAACTCGCATTTTCTCTGCCACCAATTGCTATATTAGGAGTACGCTCGTCTTTGCGTTGATATACCCCTACTGAACTCTCCTTCTTATTGTCGAGTTTTCCTACATAGTAGTTCTTAGCTGCATTGAATGTTTTGAGCCAATCTTTAATGTCTGCTAATCCTAGCATTTTTAAACCCCCGTTAATCTCTTATAAAACGATGCAAATGTCTTTGTTGCGAAGTTCTCCTTCGAGCCTCCTGGAAGCCAATCCCCATACCATTTGCCCTTTGCGTTTGGATTTTCGCTCTTGTCAAATTTGTATTCAGGATGATAATAAAGGCGTCTCGCATATACCGCGTTGTGAATAAAGTTTATCTCGCCTGCTTTTGCGGCCTCTCTATCAATCGAAAAGGATTCGTTCTGCAGGTTTCCTGATTGCCTTGGAACAACCTGCGCTTGCACCACTTCCGTGTGCAGTGCCTCTGCGGTCATTTCTAGCGCTTGTATTGATGCTTTATTCAGCTTTGCAATTGCGGGTCCCTCTATTCTCACTTTAGAATCTGCAACCATCATATGTTTACTCCAAATCTATCCTCGTGTAATTAACACTACCATCAGGATTACGCGCTTTCATACCTGATACTATGTTACGCGCCTCCCCATGCACAGTGGCCATACCACTAGTTATTACTGCGACCCCTGGAGCGATATCACCTTGAAAATATGCCGAACCTGTAATTTGCACTATCTTCTTCTGTGCTGTTAGGATTTCCTTTGCCACATCTTGATAGTTGCACTTTAGATCTTTTGTGACGGCCATAATAGGCGCTCCCTCTTCAGTAAGTCCCTCTTCAGTAATTTCTAAATGAATAGGTGTTGTGCATACCTTCTTCATAACAAGGCATGGATATTTCATTTTAGATCACCTTCCTTGCTAGTCCCGTCTGTTTTATCAGACTATATATGTCGCGTGGTAATGCCACTCCATCTTGTACGATTACATTCCATGATGTGCCAAAAGACATCGACACCCCATTAATGCTGTACGATGCTAATACTGATTGTATTAAATCTTCGTTTTCGTACTCGAAATCTGCAAGCCTGCAAACTGCCCTTTTTATTTTTTCTTGCTGAAAAAGGGTCAGGCTATTAAAACCCAACCCTCTAATCCTATTAAATGTCAAAGAATCAATGTGCTCGCTTGCGCTTGTAATGAACCTTTGTACTTCCTCTGCAGGGAGTTTGCCGCCATATGTGTTGATATAATAGTCTTTATCAACATACATGCTATCACCCCCCTTATTTCTTCGAGGTGTTCTTTCCCTCTTCAGGTGCCTCTGCAGTTCCCTCTTCTGAAGTTTCGATTGCTTTCTTTAGCTCCTCGTTCTCTGCCTTGAGTTTTTCGTTCTCTGCCTTGAGTTCTGCTGCAATTGCCTGCTCGTTGCCTTTTCCATATTCGATAGTTTCGCCACTCTCATCAACAACATTGAACCCTCTTTTCAGATAGTAGTCCTTCTCTGTTTCATTGATTACATAGACTTTGTTATCTTTTTCTGCGTATATCATGATTTACCTCCTACTCTGCCTCTGCGTTGATGCAAACACCTGTTGCCTTGTTTTTAATCAAGAATAGATCCATGTAGAATCTGCTCTGTAGCAAATACGAATCTGCTGTCTTTGCATCGTGCCCTGGTGTGAATACATTGATATAAGAATACTTATCTCTCGCAACTACGCAAGATGGATGAACAAGTATTGCTCTAATCTGCTTTGCTGTAGGTGCGGGAACTGCTCCCTCTGTAAAGTTGTACTTTGTCTTCATGCGAGCAGATGGTACGCTTACAATCTCGACATCATCGATGCTATGTACGTTTCTGTTGATGTTCTTGTTGCCAGATGTTACATCTATCGTTCTCTGTATTCCATCTGCCTTTTTAATGAGCTTTCTCACAGCAGGTGTTACATAGAGAATTCTTCCCTCTGATGGAACACTTGCATCGTCCATCTTTTCCATCGCTTCGTCGAACCAATCAAGCACATTTGCGGCTGTGAGTGCGGTTGTGACAATGCTTGCTCCGTTTGCTGCATAAGTCTTTGCTTCTGCATAGAGCTTTGAATAATTGTACGAATCCTTTTCAGGAATTGTCTGATCTGCTTCGAGTGTATTCTGGACGTTTGCCATTTCGAGCACGAGGTTTGTCTCATCAACGTCCATAGGATCTACTCTTAGCTCAATGTCTCTGTCGTGTGTGAGTTTCTTAGGCTCCCACTCGTTTGTCAGGCTTCCTGCATTGAATCCACTTCCCTGACGATTGTGATCCTTATAGCCTGAAACTGTGATTGATGGGAGCTTGATTGTCTGTGCGTTCAAAAACTTTACTCCAGGGTTTGACTGTGTTAGCGCAAACGATGTGAGTTCCCTTGAATACTTCTGCTGCAACTCGGGTGAAAACTGTTCTGCATAATTGTATACTGCCATTTTAAATTCCTCTCTTTCTAATTACCAAAAATCTTCTTGAGCGCATCAGCTTGCGAGGTGTTTGCTCCTCCCGTTGCCCCTGCGCCTACTTGCTGAAATCCTGCACCCTGCTCATCCGTCTTTTTGAGAGCTGGCACATCTTCCAAAACCTTGTTCACTGCTGCAATATAATCGTCCTCTGTAGATTCTACGGTGAGCGTACTTCTGTCAACTAGCTTTAAAACATAAGGCAAGTTGCTGATTTCTACATTCCCTTTTAAGGCTGCAATCTGCAATGCACTGTCTATTTGGGCTGCGTGAGCCATTGTCTGCGCCTGTGTTAGTTTTTCCTGCAGGTCTTGTACATTTGGTGTATTTGCTTCTTTTTGCGCCTTAAACTGCGATATGGCCTGCGAAACTTCGTCCTGACTTAATCCCTGCTGTTTAAAGTAGTTCTTTAGCACCGCCTCTTCCTTCACTGTCTGTGCTCCACTTACTATGCCTGCGAGTTTTTCGTAATCAAAGTCAATCTTTGCTGTTCCCTGATTGCTTACTCCTGCATTTGTGTTCTGTGTCGCCTGATTCTGATTTCCTTCGCCTTGTGCCTGGTTCTGTGTGTTGATTCCATCTGCCATTTTAAAATACCTTTCCTTTCAGTTTTTCGAGTGTCTCTCGTTCTCAGTTGTAAGGGTGTCTCCCTCTTCAGTTGTTGCACGGTGTCTCCGTGTAGTTTTAAGTCTTCGGACCATAAAAAAAGAAAGCTATGCGCCTTCTTGGTTTATCGTATTCTTGTTGTGATTTGTGTTCCGTCCTCTGCAAGTGGGATGTTAATATCCTTGCTGTACACATCCATGTATATTTCGTGCTTGTCTCCGTCATATGTGAACTCGTAATACTTGGCGTACTTGTGTGGTGCTGACATCAAGCACTTACTATTCTGCAGTGTTTTGCATGACCATACGCAGAATACATTGTCACGATCAATTTGGACATTGATGTCCTTTCTGTTGTTTTCGTATTCTGCGACCTTCCTCGCGCATAGTTTTATAAAATCTTCATGTTTCATTTTCTACTCCTCATACATAATTTTTAGTCCATATGCTAAGGCCGTCTCGTGTTCTATCCTACAACCTCTTGCGTTCTCCCAACCTCTGCAGAAATAAACAGTATCACACTGACTCATGTTTTCTAGCGACTTCGCTAAGAAACAAAGTGGTATATTCACCACGCCTCTTTTCTCCATAGCCTCTGCACTATACCACTCATCAGTAAATAGAGTGTTCACGACCTCGTATCCCTCGTCCTTTAGTTTCCCGATCGCGCGGTCTCTTGTGATTGCGATTTCCTTTTCGCTTTTCCCTGCCATTGGTTGTGATAACATTGCCTTCATAGTTTTCTCCTTTCTACTAAAAAAGCACCGCGCTTTGCGATGCTTAATGTTTTTATATAAGTTTATTGATTTAATAATAACCTAATTCGTGTGCTATTTTATCTGCCTTTTCACTCATTCTTTTTCTTAGCTCTTCAGGTATTACTATCTTCTTTGACTCTTCTGCGCTTGGCATCTTGCTGTCGTCTATAAAATACGATGCATTGCGAATGTCCTCTTCCCTTTTCTTTTTATTCATCTCTCTATCTCCTTATAAATGTAATATGCTTAGATTTGATTAGTGTTTTAATTATTTCTCGACTAGATTCCTCTTCAATCGCCCCAATGGGATATCCTATCATCTCTTCTTTTTTCATAGTATATATCGTATTTATCAGTTTATCAATACTTTTGTTCTCTTTTAGCTTGCCTATGCGATATACATCACCATTGTGACAAATTATAGTGGATCCACTCTGCCATTCTCTTTCAAATAGTATTCTTATATCTTCTTTTGATGGTAATGAGCTATTTGGGTGATTGTGTATCACCTCAAATGGTGTTTTTCGACTATTTAAAAATTCTGTTTCACTATCTAAAAATCCACACGCTTGGATGATTTCATCATCAACTGCCTTTGTGTTTTTTACAAGTAGCTTACCCGTGCGGGCGTCTAGCGCTACGAGTTCCTCATACAGAGTGTTATTTCTTGATTTAAGTATTTCCATTGCTTCTTTGTACATTGATTCACTCACTACCTTGCTATTAACTATCCCTTCAAACTTTTTATGAAATCTGTATGAATTCACAAGTTCAAGATTCACATGGCCCGCGTCTCTTATTCCATCGTCTTTTATGTGAGCGAGCTCTCTTTCTGTGTATTCGAATTTCTTTTCAATCCACTGCTGTTCCCTTAATTTAAATATCTTCTGCTTGTCTGTGTCTAAAGAATACCTAGCAAGTCTCCCACACATTTCTGCTTGTCGCTCGCAGTATGTTGCTTTTGATTCACGCTTTGCCTCGCTGACCATCTTTACTAGATCTCGTCTTGTGATATGCTCAGGCTTTGTGCTTGTCCCTGGAAAGTATGTCGTGTGCGAATCTTTACAGTTTGGATGATATAGTCCTGCGGCAATAGCAGACGAAAGCAAAGGATAGTTTCCATCTTTGCTTGTTCCACCACTCCACACATCGTCAATGAATACCTTCCCAACGAAAGGAGCACACAATGGACATGCACTCGTGCGCTTGTTTAATATAACTGTGCTTATGCCCCAATCTTGGCGCATTTCACCTTGCCCTTGTAAGTATGCTCGTTTTGTTGCTGTCCTTATGGCCATCTCAGCATACTTTGACACACTGACCCTTGCTCCATTCTTGTACTGCACGCAGTTTATCCCTGCACTCAGAAAGTCGTGTGTTGCCATGTCGATTGCCTTCTCGTATGTTCCTGCCCCACTTGCCGCATACATTTGTGCATCAAATATGATCTTTCGGTATTGATCGTTCGCTCTTCGAAGGATTGCGTATTCTGCCTGCTCCATATCGTTTGTGGTTGCGTTTATAATCTTCTCGATCTTGTTGTCCTTTTGAAAGAAGGACGAACCTCTTCGATATGCCTTGCCTTTTCCTTTTCCCTCTTTGATGGATTCCAGGATTGCAACCTCTTCATCCATCTTGCCTTGATTAAACGCTTCGTTGATTGCCTCGTCTATGTGTGGATTGATTCGCTTGAATTCCTTATTTAGTTTTTTTGCATATCTGCGTTTGAACTTGTCTAATTCCTGCAGTTGGACTGTTTGCCATTGCACCCACTCTAGTCCCTCTTCAGTTTCCTGCGCTCTATGGTGCTTTAGATTCCTTATAAGCGATGCTGTGATATCGTCCTCGATTCGTGCGAGTGACCTTGCTACATCATAGTCCATTGCTGTATACCTTGTATCCTTGCCTCTTCCATGCCCTTATCTCTGCTTTGAGCTGTGTTTTGCTCTCGCATTTAATGTTTAGCATTTGGATTTGATTGTCCTTCCTGACTGCGTAAATACCAAAAGAGACAGAATCGGACGCTATCTTTAGCAATCCCTCTGCCTCTGCATTTTTCATTTGGTATACGTGCTTTAGTATGTGTACGATTACCATCTCTCTATTCTCCTTTGTTTACTCCTCAATCTCAAACCCACCAAGTGATTCGTTCGCGGATGGTTCATCTAAATCTATGAACCCTTGCTCTGCCTTTAGCCTCTGCACCTCTTGTGCTTTCCATTCCTCTGTTTTGGAATCGCCATATAATTCCTCGATTGTTGCCTCTATACTTAGAATGCCTCCTGACTTTGCCTTTGCGATAGTTTCCACCTGCGACTCAAATGACGGATTTGCGTATTCACCAAATGTGATTGTGACTTCCACCTCTTCAAATGGTTTCTTTTCCATCACTGCAGCCGCGTTAATTGTCATATTGACGAGTTTTGGTATGCATGAAGAAAGCGCCTCGATGATTGCGTCTCGTGTATATAGTGTTGCCTTTTCCTTTTCCCTCTGTGCCTCTGCATTGTCTAGCTTTTTTACATCAATGCCAAGTGTCGACGGACTAACTATTCCTTGCAGTGCCAGGTCTAGTGCTGTGATGTATGTTGACAAATAGCTATCGTGTGGAATTGCAGGCTGTTCAATTTCTATCTTGTTTGACGCCCCCTCGCGGTTGTCTGTGTCGGTCTTTATAAAGCGATTATCAAACGAGTTGGGTTTCATTACCATTCCCGTGTTTGGATCGCGCGGCAAAAAGCATTCAGGAATATACTCCCTTGTCCTGCCCGCTCTTAATGCATCCATCCATTGCGACCATGCCTCATCCAAACTATCAAAGCTGTCTGTTTTACGGTCAAAAATAGACTGTCCTCGTCCTTCCCACTTGCTTGAGCCATAGATATTAAAAGGCACAGCAAGTATGAGGTTCTCGTCGAATTTGTAATCCGACAGTGTGCTCGTGAACTGCGTGCTATTTAGGTCTACCATTTGTTCATTGCGATATAACTCGTTTTTCAGATAACCATAGCCATATCGCTCTATGAGTGTGTAGTTGTGTCTTTCTTCTGTAAAGAATGTCTTTACAATCACCTCTTTGAGTCGCTTGCGATTAAATATTAGTTCTACTCTGTCCCCTGGCACCCACTCGACGATTGGCAATTTGCTTATTTTAGGATCGAATCCTATCTTGAATACACCATCGCCTATGTACAGCGTCTCTTTGGTTGCCTCTTTGAGTACCTCTTTGATGTTATTCTCTGCAGCTATTTGCTCCCATCTATCCTCGATGTCTTTTGATTTGATTTCGATTGCGTTTAGATCCGTCAAAGTAATGCTCGTCAGCATATCAACTATAAGTCCAGGTAGTCCCGTGTGTACCCTTTTGATTTCCATTCCTGGTGTTGACCTTGCTCCCCAAAAAGACACACTTGCATTCGGACTTGGAATCTGTGTGTATAGTTGCGATAGCTCGTATGCATCACCTCTGTACCATATGCGGTTCTTTGCCGCATTGTCCTCAAATGTCATTGCAGCAGTTATCCTGATTACTCCAGGCATTGCATCTTCGATTTCTAAAAAGTTTCTTAAGCTATTTTTAATCATATTCATCAATCCCACTTTGTCTTTCTTCCTTTCCGATGATTTCCTTGTATGGCAACCACGCATACTGCGATGCATTGATTGTGTGGTCGTTTCCATCTTCAGGCATGTCCTTCTTATCGTCCCAACTGTATGTGTCTATCTCTTTTAAGTGTTCTGTACAGTGGTCGCAGACAAGATATAAACCCTGTGCTATCCATCCGATTTGCAGGTTGATTCGGTCTATTATCTTTGTCTTTTTATACGAACCAATGAAGTTGTGTATACTTCCGTGTGTTCGCTTGTATTTGTTCAGTTCCGTCAATGTCGCTTGATCTGCGCTGTCTATAAACACATCTTTTGCAAAACCCCAATCCTTTCGGTTCTTTTCGAGGAATTTGACAAATCGTTCTGCTGTGTCCGATGGTGCGATTGGTATGTCTACTGATGCGTTGTTGTATACCTCTTCATCGAGTGTTATCAATACACCCTTTGTTGTTATGCCCTGAAATATCATCGAAATCGTATCAGGACTCTTGCTTGAGTACGCTGTATCTAGACCCGCAGTAAAACGAGCAAACTTGACCTCTCCTCGTTTTATTTGCTCTTTTAGATAACTAGCCTTGATGGTGTGTTTCTTTTGCTCAAAGTTAATAAAAACGATGCCCGTTGCTCTTCCACGCAAGCCTTGAATCTTGTTTTTGTATAGCTTTGTCCCTGGCGGTGCAGATTGTTTCTTTTTTTCGATAGCCTCTTCAGTGAGGCTGGCATTATCTTTAAAACTAAAAAACCAATACCTCCATCCAGGAATTGGCGATTCTACTAGTTCTTTTAATATCTCTTCAGGAACATCCGCTCTGTACTTCTTGAAAGGTCTCGCGTGGTTAATAAACTCTTTGTATATAGGCAGTGCAGGATTGTCGGGATTGAGTGTCGCTAATAGATATTCGTTTCTTACTGACACCTCTCGCACGAATTCCATATTCGCTGTGTTTATCTCGTCTATAAACACACAGCCATACTGTCCTCCAAGTGCTAACTTCCACTTCTGTGCATCGTTGTAGCCTAATACATAGATGATCTTGTCTTCAAACCTTATGTGAGATAGTTTGTTCTCCTTGTCGCCATTTCCACGGTACTCTGCGTTCTTGTGTAAATCAAGGATTCCATTATCCTGGTTGATGATATTCTTCTCAGCAGTTCCGATTGTTGTGCTTGCTAGTATATGCAATTTCTGTTTGCTTTTAGATACCATTCGCATGAACTTGACAGATGCACCAACTGTTGTCTTTCCCGATGCTGTAGTCCCCTCTAAGAACTCAGCGCTCACTCCCTCAGTGGTGTTTATAAAGTCAATATACTTTTGGCTCAATGGAAAATTATTCTTCAAGGCCCTCACCGCCCAACTGTGTCATAATTGCATCTAGTTTTGTGCTATCCTCTGCAGTTACCGCGATGTTACGCGTATCTCTCCACAAGTGTGGTTTTCTATTTCTTAACCAAAAAATCTGTGCAGTGGTGTCTCCCTGCACGTGCTTGGTTATAATCTTCTTTCGTTTTTTCCCCTTAGAATCAACCTCTATCGTTGTCTCTTCATAGTCATATCCAAGTGCATTTTTGAGGAGTGCATTTTCGACCTCGATGTCCACAACTTCCTTGCCTTTTTTTAAGGCGTTACGAATGTCACTATATTTATTCTTCCATTCGTTGAGTGTTTTCCTCGATATTCCAATGTTGTGAGCTATCTGCTCATCTATAAGTCCATCTCGCGCCCATCCCTCGATTTTTAACAATCCTTCCTTGGTGCGCCATTCGTCATATTTGCCCTTTGCCATAATGCCCTCCTTCCGTCATTTTATGTCAGCCTTTCAGCTTTTAGTCCCGTTAGCTCTTCCCATCGTTTTACGATGACATCACAGTACCTTGGATCTAGTTCCATGGTTAAGCATTTCCTCTTCAGATGTTCGCATGCTATAAGAGTTGTGCCACTTCCACCAAATGGATCCAAAACGACCTCGTTTATTCTGCTACTGTTCTGTATCTGTTTTGCAATTAACTCGATAGGTTTCATTGTTGGATGTTCTATGCTCTTTGCAGGTTTGTCGTACTGCATTACTGTTGTCTGGGTTCTATCATCGATAAAATAGTGTGCAGCTCCTTCTTTCCATCCGTAAAGGCAGGGTTCATGCTGCCAATGGTAATCTTGTCGGCCTAGAACCATCGTATTCTTTACCCAAACAAGCACTTCTCGTACTGATAAGTCTGTCTGCTCTATTGCATCTAAAAAAGCCTTTCTCATCGTGTCTGCGTGCCATATGTAGACCACCCCCCCAGATTTTAGCCATTCTGCCATGTTTTTAAACGCTGCCTCTAGGAAGGCTGTGAAGTCGTCAGTTGATTGATGGTCGTTTTGAATCTTTAGTTTATCCTTTGTCTTGCCTTCATATGCCACATTGTATGGTGGATCTGTTACTATCAAATCTACCACTCTGTCATCTACAAGCCTCTTCATGTCCTCGCTGTTCGTACTATCGCCACACGCGAGTACGTGTTCTCCTAGTTGCCATATGTCTCCTGGCTTTGTGACTGCCTCTTCAGGTAGTGCCTCTTCAGGGTCAAAGTCGTCCTCGTATTCCTCTTCAGTTCCTAGTTTGATTATGCCTGCGATTTCATCTTCCGTGAAACCCGTTAGCTCTAAATCAAAGTCCATCTCCTGCAGTGCTTTCATCTCGCTTTCGAGTATGTCGTAATCCCATCCCGCGTCTAATGCTAACTTGTTGTCTGCGATTATGTATGCCCTCTTCTGCTCCTCACTTAGATGCTCAACAAATAAGCAAGGTACCTTATCTATTCCGAGTTGTTTTGCCGCCATCATTCTTCCATGACCTGCGATGATTACATACTCCTTGTCAATTAGTATTGGATTGATGAATCCGAACTCTTTTATGCTTTCTGCAATTCTATTTAGCTGCGCCTCGCTGTGCGTTCTTGCATTGTTCTCGTATGGCATTAGCTTGCTGATTTCTATTTCTTTGTAATTCATTTCTTCTCCTGAAAATAAGCAAAACAAAAGGCAGCTATAAAACTGCCCTTTGCTTAGTGAATTATGAGTTTCAAACACTTTAGTTTGAGAGATGTATTGCGGTGTGCCGTTGCCCTTATCCCGTCACACTCCACACTATCATGATAACACTGTTTTTTTTCCCTGGTTTCCGAAGTTTTGATTTTAAATCAATTTAAGGTTCTCAGCTGTCTTGTAGATGAACTTTGACTTGTATGATCCATATGTGCTTACTGCTGCATCACGCGGATACCTCTCGAAATATAAGATGCTATTCCATACCCCATTTTGGTATTCGTATGGGATAGTGTCGAGCGCCTTTTCGATTGCCCTCGTCTTTTCGATGAATGCATCTCTTTTGATAACCTTCTGTGCAACGATGTCTTGTATATCAGTCCCTCGTGGTTGTCCATCGGATAGCTTTGCACATTCGTCGAGGATATCCTGTGCCTTTGCTTTTAGTCTATAATAGTCTCTAATCTGCCATACCGTTTGATGATATACCTCTGTGGGCAGGTTGTACTTGTTATTCTTTTGCCTTTGGTAATCTCTCATTGCACACTAACCGAGCTCGGCAATACCAAGCTGCTTTTCCCTTTCTCTTATTTTTATAGGACTCTCTGCACGGACCGTCTTTCCTCGTGGCCATACCTTATACTTTCTCGGTTTGTCTAAAGCTATCTCGGTATACTCTAGGTAATCAAGCCCCGTTACAGGATGTGTGTATCTCCTTATGCTGTCTTTTGCTATGTAATAACCTTTGATTGCCTTTGGATCGTCAAATAGAGCCGCAATACTTACTGGCTCTCTTTTAACTATCGGTTTCTCTAAATTTCGACTGCAGGAATATCTGCGCTTAGTTGGACAATCTTCATCTCTAAAAGTTTTCTGTGTCTCTTTTATCAAATAGTTTGCAAGTAGGTGATAGTCACCACTATCATCAAACAGTGTTGGCTTTACCCATCCCTTGCCCCATTTCTTGTTTATAAGGGCTGCATCGCAAGTGTTGATTATAACATGGTGATGGATTCGCTTATTTTCGTATTCTGTAACAGCAATCCACTTTAGCTCGTCTCCCATTGCATACTTGAGTCTGTTCAAAAAATTCTTGAGGTGCTTCTTTGCCTCTGCAGGTGTTGGCTCATCATGGCCATATGTTAGTGTGTAGTGTCCTGATCCATATCCAAAATTGTGATTGATTAATCTTCTAAAGTTTCGCTCTGCTATGATGTCGTTTATTTTCTTTACATTTTCGGGTGTGGCATTCATTCTTTGCGCCCTCTTTCCTTTATGACATCCTGATGGAAGTTTAATGACATGCTCAATAGTTCTTCCTGCTACGCATGTCTCTTTAATAGCTACCTGTTTTATTTTTGCCATCTCTCGTTTTTTCCCTCTATTACTAATACTCTTATCGAGCTGCAATGCTCTTCACTCGAGCTCGTCTTTTTTCCTATATATAATGTAGGTTTTTTTATAAATTCTTGAACTTATCGCACATCGCAATCACCTGGATTGCTTCCTTAACCGCATTGACTGCATGTTTTCTTATATTTTCAACTCGATTTTTTTGTATAGCTATATCTTCGTCTTTGCGGAGATAGGCCCACCATGTCTTTATAATCTTTTCGATTTCTTCCGACTCCTCGGCGAGTTCTTCTGTCTCTTCTAAGAGCACTGCGTACCCTTCGTGGGTGCTGTTAAATTGTGGGTGTATCTTGTTTGCCTCTTCAAGCTCTCTTTTTACAAGGGCCTCTATTTCTTTATTCATTTTCAATTCTCCTGCTGTATGTTTGGAAGTATACCTTTAGTCCCTTTTGAAAGGCTGTGATGTATTCCTTGCGAGCACCTTTGCTCTCCAACCAATTATCAAGCATGTAAATTATGCATGCTTTATCGAGCAGGCGCAGGCAAATGTTCATATAGTCATCCCAATCGCAGATTGATGGAAGGCTAATCTCTGCAGGATTGATTATTGTTGCTCCTGGAAATTTATCCTCGGCATCTTTCTTTGCCTCTTCAAATAGTTCTTTATAGTTTGCCTGACCTGTTATCTTTCCGCTTAAGTAAATCACTGTTTCGTTTTCGTTTTTCATCGTTTCCCTTTCTTCGACTGCTATATCTTCTCGCATACATCGACTTCATACAAAATGTGTAGTCCACTACCGTTGTCCCAATCAACCATGATGGCTCCTGCATCGTCTACCCCTTGCACAGTTCCCTCTGTGCCTCGTGGTGGTGCGTATGGATCCTGCATTGATATAAGCCTAACCCTGGTTCCTTCAGGGTATTCCTCGCGCAATCTTTTAACTACATCTCTACTTGGTAAATTCATGAACATTTTGGTTCTCCTTTGCTCGTCAAATATAGATTCAATTAGATAGGTGCTTTCATATATGTTGCCAATAATTTCTAATCCCTCATTAAATTGGCTTAAATATACATTTTCACCTCTTATAAATTCGTTATTGTGATCATCAAGAATATATGCTGCATTTTCGGAGGAATATTTAACTACACCTATCCAGCTTGCAAAAGATACTGGCTTCACGATGTCCCCCTCGTATATTTCCACTCCATTCTTGTCTTTTAGTCCAGTTGATTGCATTAGGATAATCTTTTTTATTGGATTTGTGACGATTGTCAATTCGCTAATATGGTATGTTGCTATTTGTTTTTGACAGTCTATAAAATCTACCTGACATACTCTTTTAAAGTTTTTATCCCATACTCTAAATTTTAGTGTCATCGTTCCACCTCTTCAGTCGCTCCTCCGAGAGTCGTTTTCTTTATACAAAAATCATTCATGATTTTGTGCATTACATCGATGGAAGTCGATGCTGCAGTTTCGCCTTCGTGATACCAACACCAACAATGTGTGTCGTCTTTGATTCCCTTTACCTTTCCTATTTCGTATCGATCGCCATTTCGATATATAAAAACATCGCCTGGCTTGAATTTATTTAAGGTCTCTTTTTCTTTCATTTTTCCATCCTCTCTGCTATGTGTTTTATTACAGTAACTGTCACTCCATTGCCTGCCTGCTTGTATGGTTGGTTATTTGAGTTTAGCTGCTCTGCTCTTTCAAAATATTTGTCCTCCCAACCCTGCAGTCTAAAGCACTCTCGTGGTGTTAGTTTTCTTATTGCGAGATAGCAGTTATATTTTTCGCTCCAGGTTGCCCATACACTGCAGTTGTCATATAGCTCTACCACAACTCCTTGATTGCAAGATGTATCTAATGTTTGTGCGACTTGATTGCCGACTCTTCCTCGTCTTGTTGTGCTATTTGGTACTGCGAGGTTGACACTATCTCCCTTGTCTGCAGGAGCATATCCTTTTTTTGTAGCTTCCTTTATTTTGATTTCATCCACCCCACTTTTATCATTTGGTTGCACGGATATTGCAACGCCATGTCTGTCTTGCGCTGTTAGTGTAAAAGAGGGTTCGCCATCTTCTTTCATTCTTCGTCCATTCTGTCGCTTATTTTCTCGCTCAGGCGTTAGGACGGGAATTGCTATTGCAGTTCCCTCTGCAGAGTGTGTTTTTACTCCACTGTCTTCCCTTGCAAGCAGACAATTTGCAATGTCTATTTTCTGAGGTGCCTTTGATGACTTGTCTATACCAAACTGCTCTGAAAATGCTAGTGGTATAGCAACTGCAGTTCCTGATGGGCCTTGCTTTGAAACCCCTCGATCCTCGTTCGCTGTCAAGCAGTTTGCAATTTCGAGTTCTTGCAACTTGCTGCTTGTCTTTACAACTCCAAATGGCTGTGTTATATATGCCTCTAGGCCTCCACCTCCACATTTTGTTAGGCAGGGAGCAATTCCCTCACGATCGTAAACTCTGTAACGATTGGGATTATCTCGTTTCACCCCCCCCTATAAGGCCTATTTGCTTAATACAATTTTCTCCGCCTGCTTTCTCGATAGGAAATACTTCCCGTCTACCTCGTCCTCTAAGATGTCCAATAATAAACACTCTTTCGCGGTTTTGTGGGACGCCATGGTGCTTTGAGTTGATAACTTCCCACTCTGCATCGTACCCGATTTTGTCCAACTCAACGAGAAGTCTTGCGAAGTCGAGTCCTCGATTAACAGAAAGTAGATTCTTAACATTTTCAATGAAAAGGGTGTTGGGTCTATCTTCCTCTTTGAGCTGTTCAATAAGGTTTGTAATTCTAAAAAATAGGCTTGAGCGATTTCCTTTAAATCCGTGTTGGTGTCCTGCAATGCTGATGTCCTGGCAGGGAAATCCAAAGCACCAACATTCTGATTTTGGTATGTCGTCTGCGATAACTCTTCGAACATCATTTGAGTACCATTCTCCATTGAGGTATTCCTCCTTTAAAATTTCTTTCTGCCTTTGTCTGAGCGGTAATGTGAGCAAGTATTCCCGTTGTGATTCCGTGATGGTATGCATGGATCTGTAGCTCGCCTCTGCGTACTTGTCAAATTCGCAGTGGCCAATGCACTCGTGTCCTGCTAGTTCCATCCCGCGAGTGAATCCTCCTATTCCGCTAAAAAAATCAATGAATTTCATATTTCTACCCTTACTGTCTTTGCAAATTCGCGTGCCTTTCGCTTTCCGTACGAAATGCCTTCTGCGTCTGCAGCCGCTATTTCTCTGTCGAGATTCTCATTGTTTGAGGCCGTTCCGATGTTTTCCTTTTCTTTTGTTGCCTGATAGCATCTGCATACGCTTTCTCTTTGTGCCTCTTCGCTACATTTCTTTGAGCAGTTGCGTTGCTGCATATACTGTGTGTAGTATTTTTTGTGACATACCTTGCATTCTTTAATGTGGACATTTGACATAAGTTCGACTATGTCGTCTATGATTTCTTGTTTGAACTGCCTTATCTCTTGATCTGTGTTCTTCTTACTTATTAGCATCGAAGCTCCATCGTGATGATTTCGAACTATGATTCCTTTTGCAGTTTCCTCGTACTCAATGTAGACATAGAGTTTGCTGTTCTTTATCATCAATGTTCCTCCTAAAATGGCACATCTTCGTTTAGCTGTTCGAATCCATCAGGAATATCATCGTCATTAAATGCTGCCTTTGCAGTACCATTGCTTTGTTTTGCATCTTTCCACTCGATGAATTCGACTCTCTCTGCAACAACATCAGTGGTGAATACCTTGTCGCCATTCTTATTTGTATAACTGCCCGTTTGCAGTCTTCCCTGGATTGCAACCATCATTCCTTTTGCTAAGTACTTCTCACAGTTTTCTGCCTGCTTACCAAATACAGTTACACGTGGAAAGTCTGTCTCTTTCTCTCGATCAGCTCGCCTTGGTCTGTCGATTGCGACACTAAACGTCGCAACTGCCATCTGCGATGTCGTATATCTTAGTTCTGGGTCTCGTGTTAATCTTCCTATTAGTGCTACATTATTCATTATTTCTTAGTTTCCTTATTATCATTTGTGCTATTTCGTGTGGATTGTCTTTGTTGTCTTTTATAAAAGTCGACATATGCGAATGGTACATACATCTGTGCATGCTTTCGTTATATTGATCACATTTCCTGCAGCACCTTGTACATACAGTTTCTTGTTCTTTCGGGCATTGTCTCCACACATTTTGTTCCATATGACTTATTCCGCAGAGTGGACAATTCATGGATTAATTTCCTCACAATAGTTCTTGCCAATGATCTGCATCCAGGCTTCGACCGCTTCGTCCAATGTGCATCCATCTGTCATTAAATCCTCGATGTATTTCCTCTCGGTTTCAGCACGAAGTCTGTCTCGTTCTTCAACCCCTGATGGATCCGCACTATGCAACCATCTATGGTGCTCAGGACACACATCAATTTGAAAACCAAATTCAATGCTTGTCTGTCTTAGTGGCCCATAAAACAGTTCATGCCTTTCTGCATAAGGTCTGCCACAATACTTACAAACGCGCTCAGCTTTGTCTTTGTAGCCATTCATCCGCCTTTTTCTCTTTTTGCGTTTCGGCTTTGGAAAAAGTGCTCCTTTAAAATCACTCATAATCACTTCTCTCCTTTTCGATTTTTACTGCGGACACATCTACAATGTCCTCTTTTGTTAAAACGAACTCGTTGTTGTGAAACATCTCAATCACCTCTGCAGGCGATTTTGCCATGCTGTTGGGTAATTCGATTTGGAATGTAACTTTTAGTCTGTACATATCTGCTCCTTTATAATCAATGCCTCGTGGTCGCTTTATATCTAACCCCTTTTTGAAAAATATTTGAAAACCACGAGGCAGTTGATACCCTTGTACTAAATCTCCATTAGTGCAGTGGTCTTTGCATTTCGCTGCACTCTTATCTTTGCTCCGCCTTTTATGGTGATTGTGCTTCCCTGCACTGTGATGCTTGCCTTTTCTATTATTTCATCGAGTACCATGTCTCCAATTCGATGTATTAGTCCTTTCGTACTTCCGTCTAGTTCTTTGAGGTTGAGGTATTCATCTGCTTTTGAAATGTCATTGATGGCTTGTGTAAGTTTGTTTCTTCGATCTTCTCTTTCCCTGCCATCACACATGCACTTTCTTGTTACATTCTCATCTGCTTGCTCTTGTGATTCCGACAATATCAGTTCTGTGTGGCCGCAATATTTGCACCTGCCCTCGTAATCTTTATAATCCTGCATTCTTCATAATCCTTTCTGCATATTGTTTTCCATCTTTGGTATTGCCGCTGTTGTACACACTCAACGCGTCTTTATAATTGCCATACTTACCAAGCAACTCGGCTAGTATGTCACAACCTACATTTATGTTCTGTTGTGGATTGTATAAGTCGGTCATTCCAAGCCTCTTCATTCTTTCCTTATGCCATCGTTCCTGTATCTGCATCAAACCGACCGATTTCCCATCGTCTCCCTCTGCAGATGATAGCCATCCACTCTCCTCTTCAATTAGTGCTTTTATTACGCGTGGATCTAGGTCATACCTCTTTGCAGTTTTCTCTATGTGTTCCTCTACTTCTAGCTCTGCAACTGTCTTTGGCTCGCCTAAATTCTGTGACTCGTTAATTCCTGGAAACTCTATCGCTGTCGCAATTGCGTTCAGTCCGAGTACTATCGTTATTGTCAAAACAAAATAAACAATCTTTTTCATTTCGTCCTCCTATATTCCTCTTCTTGCTGCGAGTTTCTCCGCTACATCTTCTATGTAATAGTATTTACGCTTGCTTTTTCTATTGTCATAGTTGCATCCTTCACATAGCTCCATCGCATCTGCTTTACGCATAGTCATCAAGAACGCAACTTTTTCTGCAGATATAACTATCTTCCCTTTTACTCCTTGAGAGAGCCATTTTTCGATTTGTGTTTTTGTCATAGCAGCTCCTTTCTTGATATTTTGCCACATATCGTGTCTTTATTCATCAAAAAAAATTTCGCCTACCGTTAAATTGTAGTAATTTGCATACTTTATCTTTATTGAATCCCGTGGAATTCTTTCCCCAGTTTCATACATTCCTATTGTAGATGGCTTTATTCCTATCTCTTTTGAAAGCTCCGCAATAGTTTTATTTCCTCTTAGTTTCCTCAACTTTTTTCCAATTGCCTTACCGTCCATATCTACCTCCTATTTTTTCGATTATAACATTGGTCACAATTCGTGTCAACACAAAATGTGGTTTTATTGTTTACATTTTCCACATTGCGTGTTATTCTTTTATAAAAAGAAAGGGTCTATACATGGTGGAAACATTCAAAGATAGGTTAAAAGCTCTAAGGGTTTCAAAAGGACTAACACAAGAAGATTTAAGTGCTAAACTCAAAATTTCTCGCAGTACCATAGGAATGTATGAGCAAGGTAACAGACAACCCGATTTTGATACGCTCGAACTAATTGCAGACTTATTTAATGTGGATACAGATTATCTGCTCGGTCGAACGAATAAGACAACTTATATTCCTCATGCAGATTTATCCGGTATAACTAATATCTCATTCCCAGCAGCAAGACCTATTCCTATCTTGGGCGATATTTGTGCAGGTGACGGAACATGGTGTGAGGAAAACTTTGAAGGCCACTTTTTTATAGACAGCTCTATCAAAGCGGACTTTTGCGTTAAGGTTCGAGGTGACAGCATGATTGATGCAGGTATATATAATGGAGACCTAGCTTTTATAAAAAAGACTTACGATTATATAAATGGCAAAATTTATGCTGTAAGGATTAACTCTGACTGCGAAGCTGTTCTTAAAAAGGTGTTTTGGAATAATGATACAATTATATTAAGTCCATGCAATTCTGCATACGAGCCCTCTGTTACGGATAGCGAGGGGGTATCGGTTGTAGGAGAGTGTGTAGGAGTTTATCGTGCGACCATATAATTTTAAAAGTACTATTAGGAGGTAGTTATGGCAACAGTTCCAGCTAAAGTAAAAACAAGATTTGCAGATGGGTTAAAAAAGTACAAACCCATTTTGACTAAAGCAGAAAAGCAAGACCTGAACGAAAGTGACACCGTCACAATTATCGTTGATATGCTTTCTGATATTTTAGGTTATGACAAGTATGACGATATTACATCTGAATTTGCCATAAAAAAAACCTTTTGTGATTTAGCAATTAGATTAGATGACGAAATAAAACTATTAATTGAAGTCAAGTCCATAGGCACAAACTTGAAGGACAATCACCTTAAGCAAGCTACCGATTACGGTTCAAACGCAGGCATCGATTGGGTTATTCTAACCAATGGAGAAAAATGGAAAGTATACCGAATAATTTTTAGTAAGCCTGTAGAACATGAACTTGTATATGAATTTAATATCCACGATTTAAAAACCAACAATAACGAACATCTAAGTTATCTGTATATGCTCTCCAAAGAGGTCCTTAGCAAAAAAGGAAATACACTCTCTGAATACCATGTGCAGAAAAAATTGGTTAATCCTCCAATGTTGGCTCAAATAATTCTTTCCGATGATGTTATTAATTATATAAAAAGAACCTTTAAAAAGGTCTCCGCTGATACAAAGGTGACCAATGAAGAGATACATCAGATGCTAGTATCTGATGTCCTCAAACGAGATGCTCTAGAAGATGAAAAGTCATCCGAATATAGACGCAAAATATTAAAAGCTATTAAAAAGAAAGATAAATAATTATAACAACCCCTTCATAATACACCTGTTTCCATTTTGGAAACAGGTCAATATTTTTTATTAAAGCTTTGCTCAATTAAACAATAAATTTCTATTGGTAGAAAATAAAGGTGTATCATGTCGAAGAAATATAAATTCAGGACATCGTTTACATTCGATGGAAAGCGTTATCAAATATACGCGGATACAGAGCGAGAGTTGTATCAAAAAGCAGAGCGCAGGAAACTTGAATTGGAAAAGGGTCATGTTTACATAGAGTCGTCTATGTCCTTTACTTCCTGGTCTAAAACCTGCATCGAAACATATAAAACGAAGTGCTCTGACCGCACTAAGCGTAATTTTATTTATCTAGTAAAATCAAATATTGACCCTGTCATTGGATCGTATTCACTTAAATCTATAAAGCCGCTTCATTGTCAGCAAGTGCTCAATGGTCAGCGTGGGCGATCATCATCACAGATTGCAAAAGTTCATCAGGCAATGAACTTTATATTTGGTAAAGCTGTGCAAGAAGGCTTAATCAATAGCAACCCTGCTGAATTCTTGGAAAAGCCTGCAGGTTTTAAGCTCAAGCGCAGGGCATTGACGGAAGAAGAGCAGCAGTACTTTACTAAAGTCGCTTTGACTGACACAAAGTTTTATGCGTACTTAATGATGTTGTATTGTGGCTGTCGACCAAGCGAGGCATACAACTGCAAGGGTAATGACATTATTGTCCGTGACGGATTCTACTATCTGCATGTTCGCGGGACTAAAACAGCAAGCGCCGATCGTGTCGTTCCTCTTCCTCAATGGCTATACGATTTATTTAAAAATACAAAGGCTGATGATTATATATGCCACACTAGAACAAACAAGATGGTTAAGTTTAACTACCGTCAAATAACATGGGAAGTTTTTAAGAACAAAATTAACATTGCAATGGGATGCGAGGTCTATCGAAACAAACCCATCCCTCCTTATCCACTCGCAAGCGATATTGTTCAATATTGTCTGCGGCATACATATTGCACCAATCTTGCAAAAAAGGGGATTGATATCAGGACAGCTCAAAAGCTGATGGGCCATACAGACATACGGATGACTGCCAACATTTACACTCACATCGACATGAGCGATTTAGAAAAAGCAGCTCGTATTCTTGCAGATGTGTGACCCTATGCGTTTAAATCTCTAAAAACCTTTATAAATAGCCATTTATTTAAATACTACGAATCAGTAGGTTGGGGGTTCGAGCCCCTCATGGCGCACCATATGACAAA